TAAGTACTTGAGCTTGATTAGCTTTTCCAACATTTTTCCAATCTTCAGAACTCATGGATTTTGGATCAGGTGCAGGTTTATCAGGTGAATCACTAAAAACAGCATCCCATAAATTAACAAAAGGTACGCTCACAATATCCCACTCTGGGGCGATACCTTGTTTTAAATCATCTAATGTTTTTGTTAATTGATTATCACTCTTAGGAATAAAGCGATCAAAAATACTTGTACCATCTCCAGTTGGTTTGTCTGTCCTGCTAGTAAAACCACCAGTAGCAGGTGTATATTTATCTTGTTGTAGATTATTGGATTGAGTACTACTTTGCATAGATTTTTTTAAATCTGTTTCCGCTTCAGCACTATTGCCACTAGCATTAGCTAATGCGGTTAATGCACTTGATTGACTAGCACCTGTTGTCTTAGATAGCTGTTTAGCCTGTTTGATAATATTTTGCGTTTGAGAGCTTGCTATAGGTATATTAGTAGCACCACTAGTAGAAGTCGCAGGAGAGGAAGTAATAGAGGTTGTAGACGCAGATGAAGCAGACGTATTCTGTGGAGTCTTTTTGAGACTCTGTGCGATCTTTAGTTTTGTACTGGTATCTTTTATATTATTTGATATTATTTCCTTTGGTTCTATGGTTTTTTCTAGTTCGCCAAACCTAGCATTAAGTTCTCCTATGACATATCTTTGATACTCTGTACCCCAACCCTCTACACCGCCTTCATCGTCATAAGATTTGTCAAAACCTTTTCTACTAAAAATAGAGTTAGGATTATCTCTTTCTCTTTGTATTTTCTGGTCAATTTCCTGCTTTATAGCTTTAATGATATTCTGTAATGGAAGGCTACTCTTGCGTAACGCTTTAGCCCATGATGGACTACCCATGTTAGTCCCAAATGTAAGATTCATGGATTTTTGTGTAGCAGGGTCAATCCCCAATACGTGTCCAAATTTATCTGGCAGACCTACCCTATTTCCCATGTATTTAGCGTGTTTGCCAACCGTCCATTGATCTGTTATTTCTTCAAGAGTCGATAGGTGGGTACGGACACCTTTTGTTTTGTCGTTCATCGCTTTAAAGGCTGAACGTATGCCTTGTATTGTATTTTCCCCTGTATGGCTATACTCACCATCCGATCTTCTTATATGCTCAACTACCTTGTCTAAATCCCATACACCATGATCGTTCAACCCCAAATTCTTATCATATAGTGCTTCTATACCCCTTCCTTCTGTCCAATATCTAAATACTCTTGGATCAACTTCAATAGACTTATTCCACGCTATTTTTTTATTTTCTAGGATTCTTTTAAGTTTAGTGTCACCCTTAGTTCTGGCTAGTTCAATCTGCTTATCCCAGACATCGTTTGACATAGAATCATTATCCAAGTGAGAATCTATTGTAGAGTTTATCTCCTGCCTAAATACAGAAAACATCTTATCTTTAAATGTTTCAGCATAAGCATTAGCCTGATTACGCATTTTCATTTCATTAAAAAATGAAGTCTTGAATGTCTCATGTACCTCTACCAGTAGATCGCTTGTGATTGGCAAGTCTAACCGTTCTTGTAACCCAACTATAATTTCATCCATAGAGGGCAAATCATGGACATCAACCTCCTTAGCGAACTCACCAGCTAACAGATTAGCCCTTGCTAATGTTGCTTTAGTCTTAAAAGCCCTAACGCTTGCAAGAAACTCAGGTTTAGTCATCCCACCGATATCATACATCTTTTCATACAGAGCAATCCCATCATCCATGTGACGTATTGGGTCTATATTTGGTTTGTTGGCAAAGTCTTTACCTATTTCTCCTAACTGAACTTTAAAGTTGGTTATCGTTTCCTGATGTAATGCCAGACTTGTTTTACTCTGGAACTCAGCAAGTGTTTTTCTACCACCAATAGACAAATTCTGCGCCCAAGTTCTGTCTTTAAGGCTATCCCAACCCATGCCTTTGACTGTAGCATCCAACTTGGCAACGCCCACATCATAGGATTGGCGAACCACCTCTTTCTCTTTAGCTGTATGGGCTGTAGAAAATTCCTTTCGCTTGGCTATCTCAAATGTTTTATACTCTCCCTCAATATCAAGCATTGAGTTGTATTTTTTTGTTTTCTCGTTGTTGTCATAAACCTCTGCAGCAACCGTAAACATCTCCCCAAATGCCATATTAGCTTCTACATCAGCCTTCATAGCCCCTTCCAGAAGTGTAGAGTCAAGCATTTTCAATTCTTGCCTAGGCACATTGGTGCTAATCTGTCCTGCTCCACCTGCAAAGACAGGTCTAGTGCCTTCTGCACTACGCTTTAGTGACGTATCTATTTTTAATGGTGATCCTAAATTAGCCAATTTAACTCCCTGCACTTCCTAAAAATGCTGATCCTGAACCATAATTACTTAATATGTTACCGCTACCTACTGTGGAAGCAGTAGCAGTTGCTCCACCACCACCAAACAAACTACCTAAATCCCCACCGTAGGCAGAAGCTCCTGCACTCACTCCACTAGCGATACCGCTAATAAGTGCTGAAGTAGCTTGTTGCTGTGCTGTGTGTGATTTCAACGCATTCTGATAATAGTCCATATTACCTTGGTTGATAATGGTAGCTCGTCTGATATCAGAAGCATATTGTCCCATATAAGCTGATTGCATCAGGTTATTGTACTTCATCTTACCTTCGTATTTAGTCATCTCAGAGGCTTGGTTTACTCTATTAACAGCCTGTAGCCCTCTTTGCTCTACATTAGCCAAGTTCATAGCAGCAGCATGAGCATCAGCTAAAGCAACTACAGCAGGACTGCCCTGCATAGTAACCCCAGAAGTACCCCAGTTTGATCTTTTTTCAGCAGTAAAAATATCGTATTGTCGTTCTGCAACAAAAAATTCAAACTCATTCTGATCTTCTACTTCCGAAGCCTGTCTTTCCAGTAAAAACGCATTGTAGGATGCTTGTTCAGCAACATCTACAGCATTACGTTCTCCAATGACCCTCTCTATATGCCCTGCATCAGCCTCCATCTGGGCATTAAGCTTGGTAATCATCTGGTTGTACTGAGCAGTTGCCTGTGCAGCCTTTGAACTGGCTTGACCTGCTTTGTATCCTCCAACGCCTTTAGCAACCCCAGCAGCTAACGCTATACTGGCTGTAACTGGTTCTGCCATTACTTATTCTCCCATATAGCATACATACAGTTATTCATATTGCCACCGCAGTAGTTGTGTAGAGTACCCTCGTAAGTGAAGCCCATCCGCTTAACAAATCTATGTAACATATCGTGTTCCTCTATAACCTGTGCCTGTACTCGCCTTAATTTATACTTTTCCTTAAAATACTTCAAGTAGAACTTAACTATTTTGACGTAACTGAAACGCTGAGATGGTATAGTAGGAGAACCTATAACCCATACTTCACCCACCCCTTTCCATAATATATTAAGTCCACCTATGGCAAATACATTACCGTCTATATATCCTGTATAAGCCTCTATTGCCTCTTTTCCTATTGCTTTTGCCCATTCTGTATCCGATAACAGAACAGACTCTTTTATTTCTTCTTCATGTGGTCTGACTACAAGTTCTTTGAAATGATCTAATGAGTAAGGTATAATATCAATTTGACCTACCTTACTGAGTGGCACTTCATTAATCGTTAACATTAAGTTCGCCTGTAAGTGAGATGAGTGTCATCCCAAGCGGTTGCTCCTGTTTGATCGTGATTGATGAATCAGATTCTTTCCATCCCAGATTAGTTATATCATGCTGTCCTGTAAATACTGGTGGTGCAGAATCCATTGGATCACCGCCTGTTCTGAACACAAGTTGAGTACCATTAGCTGATATTCCAAGTGTTTGATATAAATTGAGTATAATTCTATTCCAACTTTTCTTTTTACCAAAAGAAGAACCATCTTGCTGTGGCACTTCTGGTGGGAGAGTAACAATTTCAGATGTATAACCTAGCCCTATATAAGCCGTAGTAACATCTTTGGATATAGTAACAGTCCCTCCGCTAACTACTTTTTCCTCATAAACAGCATTATCCCCTACAATTTGTACCGTTTGACCTTCAAGATGATCTAAACCAGAAAATGAGCTAGTAGCTGACCCAGTATAAGATAACCCAGAGTCTACATAAAGAGTTGAATCTAGGTATTCAATAGATCTTACTGTACCGCCAGCAATTGTTCTCTTGACACTAATCCATAACTCATCCGCTTTACCATCTGCAGAAGGAATGACCGCCACACTTTCAACCTCTGTATTAGTTCCCCCTACAGGATGCTGATGCCAAGCAACGACTTGCTGATCTCTCTGGTAGGTTAAACCTATAAGTACCCCATCGTCACGTACAGCCCATACAATAGAATCAGGCTCTTGCTGGTAAGCCATATGTGTAATACCGTCACCTGTTATATCTTCAGCTAATATAGTTAAGTCTGGTGCGACAAAACCTTCTACGTTTAGATCAAAGATCATTTGCCGTAGTTTCTTTGAAGCTCTCTGGTTGAATATAACAGCACGACCTGATGTAACAGGAGATACCTTGCTAGACCCATACTTTGTTTCCTGTACTACTCTTACATTGGAAGGAGTAACAGGGTTGCCGTTGCCATGCAATTTGAATTCCCCTCCTACCGTACCGATCAGTAACACATCTGATGCTTTGAGCCAGTAGATAACATTCACATCATCTGTCGCTAAAGTAAACTCAATAGATTCATCGTCTAACCCTGTACCCTGATCCATATTCAAAAAATCACCAGATTTACTAGCCCAAATAGTCTGGGGATTGTTGTTTGTTCCTGCCCAGTATAATCTTTCTTCAAAAAAGGTTACAGTTCTAGGATAATCACCAGTACTGTTTACAAATGTAGTAGGTTTATTGGTAAAAGTAACTGTAGCCAAAGTCCATGAAGTATGACTAGAACGTGTAAGTTTGCGTGGTGCGTGGTTGGGGTGACTGATATAGAGAGTATCGGCTGATTGTGCGAAGTTGATATCAAATAACTCAGCCGTTAAATATGGGGTGACAACTTCTACAGGAGAACCCCCAGACTGTATTTGTCCGTTGTCTTTATAAAAACGCATATACAGATTGCCAAACTCAATAATATAAGCCTGAGTTACACTAAACTCAAAACGCACTAATCTTATTTTGGAATCTTGTGTGGCAAGTTTTACGGTTACGGTATCTAGTGTATGCGTGGCTCCTGTTGTATGTTTAAAGCCAATAAAAGTCGCTGTACTCAAAGCAATAAACTCTATCGTATGTGTCCCAACAGCAAATGACGTAGAGGTTAAAATGTCCACCCCACCTGTAGTTGTACCAATTTGAACATTAATAGCTCCTGTTCCAATAACAAAACTCATTACATATCGTTTACCTGCTACTGTAACAATTTCATCTTCTGCCCAGCCGTAGTTACTTCCATCAACTGACACAATATTCATTAAATTAGTAGCATGGGCTATTGAACTACCAGAGCCTACACTTTTATTTGTCCACCCTGTAATGTTAGATGCAAATGTGCCGTTGGCTACCAACTCAGAACCACTAGCCGTTCCTTTTATATCTGATACATAATGAAAACCACCTCTACGCTCTACTCCACCATGCGGTAAACTGTAGGCATTCTTCTGGGTTTTCAGACCGTTGTTGTATTTATTGATATCAACACGACCATGCAACCTTTGTGATAGTTGACCTGCCGTGAAGTTTGTCTGTATCGGAAAGTATTTATTGGTTGCCATTAACGAAGCCTTAGGTCAGAGAGTGTTCCTGTGTCTATAGTTTCTGGTGTTCCTTCCTGAGAATCTATAGTTCTCGCTTCTCTAACTACAGCTTCATACATTTGTCCCATCTGCCCCATAACAGTATGAGAACGCATTATAGGAAACGCTAATTTCCAAGCCATTCTAAAAACTAAG